AAATCTTCCAAATCCGGAAAGCCCATATTTACCAACACCGCACTTCCTTGGTAAACATAATGCATTGGAACTTCCTTCATCTCATACTTTATAGGATACCCAACACGATCGTCAAAATAATCCTTCATAGCCGTATGTGTAGGGGCCAAACAAGGCAAACCGGTCCGCATAGCTTCTACCAAGGTAAGTCCAAACCCCTCTCCCTTAGTCGGAAAGGCGTAGCAATGAGCATCCCAATACATATCACGCAATCCTTTCGGAGATAGTGTTCGGCCATCCAAAATAACATTTCCTCGACGTTCTACACCAGGTGCATTAGTTGTCTTCACATAAAGCTCAAACTCAGGTCGATTCATCAAACCTGAATCTCTCCACATAACTGCTAAAGCATCCCAACCTTTCCTCGAGTTTGGAGCCCCGTTCCATAGCACCCGGAAAGGCCGATTCTTGGGGAATTTCCTTTTCTTGTAGGTAAAAATCCTATCTACCCCCAAAGGGGCCACAATTATTGGGACGTCAAAATACTTCTCAAATACCTCCTTAACATGATGGCATGGAACGATAAACCCACCTGTAGCCAGTTCCCGCAAAACTTCCTCATGTTCTATTGGTAGAGCGTCTCCTTCAATCATAGTAAATATCCACAACTTAGTAAGCCCTTGCCCCACCAAAGCCTCTTTCAACTCATCCCGTGCTTCACGTATACCTTCCGGGCTACTGATAATCATAGCCGTATCAGTCTCACTGTAATCCTGAGCAAGAAATCCTTTATTTAACAAAGCCTTCTTAACATTTTCCGCAGTCAGAAAATAACCAAAGCCATTCCCTGTAGAAGGTAATATATCTCTTACCCAAGCAATTTTCATACGACACTTACTTCCTTCTTCTTCGTCTGACAGGAATCTCCGATGCTTCCTCATCCAAAACGGCAGTCAAAGGATCCTCCGTACTCCTCTCTTCTATATGTTTTGGCCTCGGTCTACCCACAGCTTCCAAAATCCAAGTATAACTCTTACACCTCGGCTTATCATGAAACGCGGGGACGGTCTTACCTACCTTCACCTTCTCTGAATCCCCACATTCGGTACAAGTCCTAACTATCGTCCTATCAAAACTCACTCCTCCACCACCACAATAAGGGCATTGTAAGGACACCGCCCCTCCCTCGATAAGCTCAATCTCCTTTCCACAACTACCGCATTTCATTGTAATCATTTTATAACTACCTCCTTTTGGTTTTTCAAAACCATTTCTTCATCACAATACCTACAGATTACCTTTACCGTGGGCATACTATCTAATACCAATTCCCTTGAACACTTGGGGCAAACAAAAACTATTTTATGATTCCTTGTTTGCATCTTATTTGCTGCCGTATACATTTTCCTTTACCTTGTTAGGTACGAGGGAGAGTATCAAGCCCTCCCTCGTACTCAGTTAAAGGTTATCAGCTTCAGCTTGCAGCTGTTAGCAACCTCGCAAACCCATCAGCAAGGCCAACTTGCAGCCCCCATCTCTGATAAAGTTTGAATCGGGTTCGGTTCGTGGTAAACAGCCCGTAAGGATCAACCTGAAGGGTTGTCGTTCCCAGCCTACGCCCAGCAGCAAAGTATCTCAAGTTACCAAAAACAATGAACGCCGTATTTGCTGCGCTGGATGTTGGCATTACCGTCACTTCCGTATAAGGATAACCAAGGATTTGCCCGCTCATCGGACCTCCAACCGTATCGACGAAGATAGGCCGGTTATTGGAATCCTTCAACGTACGGACGTAATGGAACACGTTTCCGCTCATGAAGAAACGAGCACCAATCTTTTTCTTACCACTGAGTTTAGCAATAAGATTGGAAAGATCGGTAAAGGTGACGCTGGAGAACGCTGTATTCCCAGAACTCATCACAACCGAGTAGGAAACAGCAGCGGTCAGGAGACCGGAACAAACATTAGAACCGTTCCCATTGAACGCCTCATCATCCAGGGCCAAAGCCGCAGCTTCAGCCAAAGCTTCAGTCAACCAAGAAACGATGTCAGTTCTGGAATCAGCCAGCGTTGCATTCTTCACCGTGGAGTAACAAGAAAGCTCCTCAGCACTCAGCTCAACTTCGCTGATAGTTGGTTCAGATTCTTGCGTAGTATTACCCCAACTGGCCGTTGCCGATCCAGTTTCAGCAGGGAAGCTCTGTTTCTCGGAAGTCATATCCCAAACCCTACCGTACTGTAACAGCACAGAAGTCTCACGTGCAAACGTAAGAACCTCAGAATCAACGATATCAGGAACCGGAAAAACGTTCCCAGGATCACCAACCGCCGTCTTGGAAATGTAATCCCCAAACTCTTTCCTGAATTCATCCTGAGCTTTGGCATCATGGAAAACACCTGCCCTAACAACCAAAGAGTAATACTTTGCCAACTGTTTGTTCGTCTCCGGATCGATGACGTGACTCGGATGGACAAACTTATCCATCAACCGTTTGCCCTGACGCTTCAAGTCGTACCCATAATCGGTATCATGCTCTTCCCGAATCGGTTCGCCATTCGGAGCTACAAAACCACGTTTGGCGGCGTCCTGATACGCTTTTAGAGCATCTTCCATCTCTTCCTGACGTGTCTTCATGGCAGAAACGTTAGTAACCAGGTCTTTGATCAGACCGGTCAGTTCCTCAACCGGGTCTTTGTCGGTTGTACCTTTATCAGGTTTGATGTCCTCAGCTTTAGGAACAAGCACATTCCCATCAGCATCCAGCAGATCATAATGCCTCGCGGCAATCTGCTCTTTGGTAGCCTTTACCAGGTTACCATCTTTGTCTCGAATGTAGAAGTCCATATCGTCTTCCTCCTCTTATCGTCTTGTCTCTTCAACCAATTTCCGCAACCTGTCAATCTCTTTTCTCAGATCAGTATAGGATGAAGAGGATTTATGTTGTCTTGATTTAATATCCGTCAGGTTTCTGGCCACATCTGCTAAGATGCTACCGATAACCGAAGTCGATGCTTCGTGGTCCGGAACTTTGGGTTCTAATGGGGCTTGCGCCTGAACCGCTCCATCCACGCTTTCAGCACCTTCTTGTGTTTCGGCTTCTGCCAATACCTGTTGGATATGCTCCAGTGCCGTTTGTAATCTTTCCTTGTTTCGTCTATTCAACACGGCGCCTACTTTACCAATGGTACCTCCTACCAATCGGATAACTTCATCCTGTGGCAGGTCAATTTCTTTGTAGTCCGGAACGGGCTTATCAAATTTCTTATAGTACCCCTTGAGAAAGTTGTATGCCCTTTTCCTCTCTGCCTCTGGAATAGCCACACCTCCTCTGGCCCCGAGAACGGCCGCCATAGCATTGTATACCCCGCCCCACTTTGCCTTAAGTGTACCATTCTCCACATCAGCAAACGGGAGCTTATAGGACCCAAAGGCTTCTGGATCAGTATTATCGTACCACACAAACCCTTTACGGTACTTCTTCCAATCAATGTTATCTTTATCAGGTCCACCGGCCCAAACCCGCATACGGGAAATGGCATCGTTGGCAGACCAATCCGCATCTTCGTTTAGTGGTAGATTAGGATCACCACCGATACTTTTCAACTCGTCATTGTCAGATACCGATTTCGGTTTCTCGTTACTTCCCTCAAGTTTAGCTCCACACTCAGGACATTTGATCTTACTGCAAGGATCGCCGGCCGTCTTATCTTCCCAATAACCACACTCAGGACAAACGCAATACTTGAAGGTAGCCGTTTTCTTATCAGCAACTGGTTCATTTTCCTTACTCTCGCTGGGAGTTTTGTCCTCTTTTTCAGGCTCTACGCTATTGTTTTTCGGAGGTGCTTCTTCCTCCTTAGTATTTTCCCTTTCCTTTTCTCCTTCACCCTTATCTTCCTCAGCATTAGCTTGTTTCCACAGTTTGGTAGGATCGTAGTTTTCCGGGACTTGGATCATGAAACAAGCATCCTTTCCCAACACCTCCGGCACCACATTCAATTCTTCCAGAATATCATCCTTTGCCTTCGGTGGATCCGGCATATCCTTCCCTACAATATAGTCATACACCTTTGTCATATCAATATCAGCAAACCTATCCTCAAGGCCCTTCACGGCATTCTGTAACGCGTTGGGGTTGGATGGAACGGCACATCCAGACAACTCAAGTAATTCCTGTTCCAGATACTTCCTACCTCTACCCATCAACATATCCACCATAATTTCAGAATCATCATCGTCTTTCTCAATAGGCTCCCACTTCAAGGGAATAAACCCCACCGAACTGGCGTTGATAATCTTCTCGGCGTAGAGGGCAAATATCATATCAGCAAACCTATCCTCAAGGCCTTTCACAGCATTCTGTAACGCGTTGGGGTT